ATCCGATGGACAAGGGTGGGAAGGAGTACAAGGATCTGTGGAAAGACTCCGACCCAATAGAAAGAAACGCAAATGGAAGGACTAGAACTGGCCTCTATAGACTGTTCATTCCTGCTTACGACTCTTTGGAAGGTTTCTTTGACCCCTACGGAAATCCAATCGTGGAAAATCCTGATAAGGTGGTCGATGGTCTTGATGGGGATAGCATTTTTCAAGGATCTAAAACGTTCCTTAAGAACGAAAGAGAAAGCCTCAAGGGAGATCCCTCCGAACTAAATGAAGTTATTAGGCAGTTCCCATTTACTGAGGACGAAGCCTTTAGGGATAGTATTGATGGTAGCTTATTTAATGTCGGGCAGATATATGAGCAAATACAATACAACGATGAGTTGTTCCCAAATCCCGTGGTGAGAGGGAACTTTGTTTGGAAAGAGGGGGTTCAAGACACAGAGGTTGTTTTTAAACCTGATGTCAAGGGTCGATTCCGTATCGCGTGGATGCCTCCGACAGAAATGCGGAATGTAAAAAAGTTTGAGCGCAATAAGCGCATAGCACCAAATGCAGAGCTGGGGGTAGGCGGGGTTGACTCTTATGACCTTGACGCCACCGTCGATGGACGGGGGTCTAAGGGAGCGCTACATCTATACAACAAGTTTCACATGGAGCACCCATCTAACATGTTTGTATTGGAGTATGCGTCCCGTCCACCTTTAGCCAAGATCTTCTATGAAGACTGCCTCATGGCGGCGGTGTTTTATGGGTACCCACTGTTAATTGAGAATAACAAGTACGGTATCGCAAGATACTTTGAGACAAGGGGTTACGATGGCTATCTAATGAATAGGCCTCGTCATCTTTCTGCTCCAAACGCAAAGATGAACGTAAAGACAAAGGGCATACCATCTAACTCTCAAGAGGTAATACAGGCTCATGCTCACGCTATAGAGGCTTACATCCACGATCATGTGGGAATAAACAGAGAGACAGGAGAGTACGGCAAGACTTATTTCAACAGAACTCTAGAGGATTGGATAGGGTTTAAAATTGATAACAGAACAAAGTTTGACCTTTCAATTAGTTCTGGTTTATGCCTTCTGGCTGCTCAAAAAGTAAAGGTTAAAAAGAAAGAGTCTAACCTATCTGAGGCTAAATTTTTTAGGCGATATAAGCCCATCGGCTAATTCCTTATATTTGCACAAAATGCGCCTAGAGTAATGCAAGAATATGGTAAAAAGAAGTCTAGCAATTTTCCGGACCCGCTAGCCCCTCAACAAGAAAAGTCTTCAGAAGCTTATGGCGTTAGTTACGCTAAGGCTATCGAGAGCCAGTGGGGGAGTCTAACCAATCAGAACTCTTTGGTGCGCCAGAGAAATAAAACGTTTGAACGTAATAGGGAGTACGCAAACGGAACTCAGGACACAAATATTTACAAGCAGATCCTTACCAACCTAGACCCCAACAACGGGGATGGTAGCTTGGTGAATCTTGATTACACCCCCGTTCCTATCCTTCCAAAGTTCGCTAAGATTGTTGCGAATAAAATTCTCTCTAGGGATCCATACCCAAACCTAGAGGCTATTGATCCTATCTCTTCTTCTGAAAAGCAGCAAGAAAAAAACAGGATGAAGAATCAAGTCATGCTTCGTGATGAGTTGTTGAAGCTCAAGGAGATGACTGGAGGATTGGTTCTGGGGGAAGATCCAGAAAGTCTTCCTGAAACAATGGAGGAGGCAGAAATCTTTTTGGAAACCAATGTTAAGACAGACGCGGAAATTGCCGCACAGATAGGAACTAACCTAACTCTTTCTTGGAGCAATTTCAATGACGGCATTTTCAGAAGGGTAGTTAATGATCTTGTTGCTTTAGGTATGGGTGTTGTAAAAAGAAGCAACGACCCAAGCTACGGTATTAGAGAGGAGTATGTAGACCCGATTAACTTTATTCACAGCTACACCGAGGACCCCGGTATGAATGACCTAACTTATGCTGGTCATATCAAGAGAGTAAGCATTAGTGAGCTGAAAAGGCTGGCTGGCGATATGTTTTCAGAGGAGGACTACAAAAAGATTGCCACTACAGTTGCTAACAATAACGGTTACGATAAGTCTAGAATAAACGATACTCAATACGATCGTAGTCTCAACAAGACTATGTATGGATATGATGAGTTTATGGTTGACATTCTAGACTTCGAGTTTGTTTCTACAGATTGCATCTTTTTTGAAGAAAAAGAAAACAAGTACGGAAACAATGGTTTCTTCTTTGAGGGATACGACTACAAAGAAAAAAAGAATTCAGTGTTTTCTAGAAAGCCTCATAAGCTTGAGATTCAAACTATTTATGGGGGTTCTTTCATTATGGGATGCGATATGCTGTTTGACTACGGCATGAAGAGCAATGTTCCTAAAAACATTCACGACATCTCTAAAGCACGTATGTCATACTCGTCTATTTCGACGAATATTCGACGTATGATCCCCAAGTCTTTGATCGACGGGTGTGTTGGTTTTGCGGACATGCTTCAAATCACGCACCTTAAGCTTCAGCAAGCCTTGGCAAAGGCAAAGCCTGATGGGTTGATTATTGACGTAGAGGGTCTTGAAAATGTACAGCTAGGTAAAGGTGGCGAGCTTCAACCTTTGGAGCTGCACGACATCTACGAACAAACAGGTGTTTTCTACTACAGAAGTAAAAACCCAGAGGGTGGCTTCCAGAACCCGCCTGTGCGAACCATTGACAACCACATCAGGAACATTAATGAGTTGGTGTCTCTTTACAACCACTACTTGCGGATGATCCGTGACGTAACGGGTATCAACGAGATGATGGATGCGTCTACTCCTAAGGGAGATACACTAGTCGGTGTTCAGCAAAATGCTATTGCAGCAGGCAACAATGCTATTTATGATATTACCAACGCTGCAATGGTTATCTACAAGAAGGTTTGTGAGGACATTGTAAAGTGTCTTCAAATTCTTCCTCAGGACACACCTATATATAAGGCATACACAAACGCTATTGGCGAAAGCAATATGAAGGTGCTTAGTAGCTTTGGAGATCTACCCATGTACAACTTTGGCGTTCAGGTTGTAAAAGACATGGAGGATAAAGATCGAATGTACCTTGAGCAAAACATCCAGATGGCTTTGGGTCAGAAAGAAATTGATCTTGAGGATGCCATTGCTGTTAGAAACATGCGTGACGTAAACCAAGCAGAAAGACTTCTTATTGTTCGTCGCAACAAGCGTATGAAGCGCATGCAAGAACAAGCCATGCAAAACTCACAGATGCAGGCACAGGTAGCTCAGCAGTCTGCTCAGGCGGCTTCTCAGGCCAAGCAACAAGAAATGCAAATGCAGGCTCAAATTGAAGTGCAGATGGAGCAAATGAAGAGTCAGTTGGAAATGCAGCGGATGCAAATGGAGCATGAGATGAGAAAACAAATTGAACTCATTAAGGCTCAGGCTACACTTGGATTTAAAACAGAGGATCAAGAGTTTAAACAAAAACTTGAGGTTCTTAAAGAAGATCGCAAAGACGAGCGTGTCGATAAACAAGCAACAAAGCAATCTCAACTTATTTCTCAGAGAAAGGGAACACGAGGAGAACTTCAGGATCAAAGTCAATCATTCATGAACATGTTTCAATAATGGCAACTAGTAAAGTAAATCTCGATGAATCGTCAAAGATGGACATCACCTGCAAAAGAGGTGATACATTTTCGTTGACTATAACACTTAAGGACTCTGCAGGCACAGCCCTTCCTTTGTCTACTGACAACTATAGATTTATTGTTCAGGTTAGACAGCCAGCTGATGATAGAAACGCATCAAGAAACGTGAGGGGCAAGGGCGGATTGCTGTTGGGCACACAAGATATTGGAGACAAGGCTGTCACCAGAGCGGGAGCAGAAAACAACTTTGAACCAGTTTCTGTTGACGACAGCGGTAATGCTACTATTCAGGCCTCCGCAAAAGTCATGAGAAGTATTCCTTCTGGCAAGTATGTTTACGACATTCAATACATTAAGCCTAATACTGCGGGGGGGCTAGATACTCACAGAACAGTTCTCTTTGGAAACTTTACAGTGAACGAAGATATTTCTGAGGCCATTGAAAGCGAAGCAAGATAATGGCTGATGTATCTGTAACAATAACTGATTCAACGTCGGTTGACGTCACTACATCTGCAGCTTCTTCTGTTAATATAACAAGCTCTACTCCGAGTGCTGTTTCTGTAACTGAAAAAGGGCCTAAGGGTGATATAGGAGCTACTGGAGCTACAGGCGCTACGGGTGCTACTGGACCAGCACCTAATGTGTTTACAGCAGTAGCTGTAGCTGGTCAAGACGATGTGGTTGCTGACGCAGCAGATGACACCCTCACTTTTGCCGCTGGGTCTAACGTAACCATTACGACAAACGCATCAAGCGACACTGTTACTATTGCTTCTACTGACACTAATACTCAGCTAAGTACTGAAGCTGTCCAAGATATTGTAGGCGGTATGTTTACTAGCAACACAGAGACACGAATCTCTGCTACGTATCAAGATGCTGACGGAACAATAGACCTTGAGGTTGACGCTATACCCGTAGATCTTACATCTGACGGAGCTGGTACAATACACGCAAACAATGTTCCCACCCTTAACCAAAGCACTACTGGTAATGCTGCAACAGCTACAGCACTTGCAACAGCCAGAGCAATTAACGGAGTAAACTTTGACGGCACTGCACCTATCACGGTTACTGCTGCTGGATCTACGCTCTCTGATGAGGTCCCAGTGTCAAAAGGAGGGACAGGTGCCACATCGTTTACCTCTAATGCTGTACTTACTGGGAACTCTACTTCTGCTATACAGGCAGAGTCTGCCCTTACTTATGACGCAACTGCCGATACGCTACAACTAACAAGCTCCACAGGAGGCTACCCTAGAATTGAACTTAAATCTGAAGCAAACGTCACTGGAGGTCAAAGATTTGTTTTCATAAAAGATAGAGGGGCCGCTCCAGCGGACGGTGACACCTTAGGTGTTGTCAGGTGGGAAGGAGAAGACTCTGGTCAGAACGCAACTGCTTACGCTCAAATATTTGGAAAAATATCAGACGCAACTGACGGCTCAGAGGGAGGCCATTTGGGGCTTCAGGTTGCATCTCATGATGGGGAGATGACGGTCGGCCTTGAGCTTGTAGATGGAGATGCTGAAGATGAGATTGATGTAAACATTGGGAGTGGAGATGCTTCGGTAACGACTATCAACGGATCTGCTGTTTTAAATAGGAAGTTTTCAGTTACTGGAGACACTGACGGAACTTTTCAAGGTGACGTAGTTTACTTTGGCGGAACAACATCTATGACTACTGGTGCTTTGTATCACTACAAGTCAGATGGCACTTGGGAGTTGGCTGATGCTGATGCAGTAGCCACTTGTGACGGACTGCTTGGTATAGCCCTTGGCGCAGCATCAGATACAAACGGTGTTTTGCTTAGGGGTATGGTGACTGTAGATCATGATACGGGTGCAGTAGGTGACGTTTTGTTTGTATCTACAACAGCGGGCGACATAACTGCTACAGCGCCCTCAGGCAATGCCGATATCGTAAGAGTCGTGGGATATTGTTTGCATGCGTCTAACGGTCAGATCTGGTTCAACCCAGACGGAGCGTTTGTAGAGGTCACCGCATAATGCCTACAATCAACGCAAACAGGGTGGGTAGCGCCATTGGTGCTGGTAGCAGTACATTTAGTACGGCTCGTCAATCTAATGCAGATACCGTAACCGACAATCCATCGACGGCTGATGCAAATGCGATACAGCATTTTTTCTCTTCAGGAAGAGGGGGCGGCACTCACAAACTTAGAAGGGTGTTTATTCACTTTGATACAAGCAGTGTTTCGGCAACTCCTGTAAGTGCCACATTAAATATTGCTGGAAGTGGATTATCCAATACCACTGGTATTATAGTAGTAAAAAGCAATGCAATGGGTGCAGACGGTAGCACTGCTTTGGCGGCATCAGAGTTTTTTTCAAGTATAGATTATAGTTCTCCGTTGTCATCAGAGGCGGGTGTTGTGGTAGGCTGGAGTTCAGGATCAAACAGCATATCGTTAAACGCAACAGCGCTTTCTTTGATAGGAAGCAGTGACAACCTTACGGTTGCGGTTGTAGATCACGACGCTGATTTTCAAAATACAGCAGTTACCAGTGGTACTGTGGCTGCAGGAGTAAATTTTGGTACAACAATAACACTTGGTTATACTGCTGGCGCCTCTGGATATGGTCATAAAGTCAGCGGAGTAGCCGCCGCGAGCATTGGAAAAGTCAATACTGTGGCTACGGCAAGCATAGGAAAAGTCAACACAGTAGATTGATTATATTTGCATTATGGCACTAAGTGAAAGCGATAAAAAAAAACTAAAGAGGTACGGGTTGTCTGGTCTAGGCAAACCTAAAAGATCTTCTTCTGGAAAAAAGTCTCATGTTGTT